GGTCTGTTCTATCCTACCTTCATCACTGGTCTGTCTGGTAACGGTAAGACTTTCTCTGTTGAGCAAGCATGTGCTCAACTCAAGCGAGAACTGATCCGTGTGAATATCACTATTGAGACCGACGAGGATGACCTGATTGGTGGTTTCCGTCTGGTGAATGGTGAGACTGTGTGGCATAACGGTCCTGTGATCGAAGCTCTTGAGCGGGGTGCTATTCTGCTGCTGGATGAGGTTGATTTGGCATCCAATAAGATCCTGTGTCTCCAATCTATTCTTGAAGGCAAGGGTGTCTTCCTGAAGAAGATTGGTAAGTTCATCCAACCTGCTGCTGGTTTCAACATCTTTGCCACTGCTAATACCAAGGGCAAGGGTTCTGAGGATGGACGCTTCATCGGCACCAATGTTCTCAACGAAGCTTTCCTTGAGCGTTTTGCTCTCACCTTTGAGCAGGACTATCCTACCGTGACTGTAGAGACCACCATTCTCAAGAAAGCATCTGCTGCTCTGAATGCCGTGGATGAAGAGTTCTGTGAGAACCTCGCCAACTGGGCAGATATCATCCGTAAAACCTTCCGTGATGGTGGTATTGATGAAGTGATCAGCACTCGTCGCCTGGTCCATATCATCCGTGCCTATGCTATCTGGCAGGATCGTATCAAAGCCATCAAGGTCTGTGTCAATCGTTTTGATGATGAGACCAAGCAATCTTTCATCGAACTGTATGATAAGATTGATGCCAAGGTAGAAACCAAGGAGGAAGAGAATGTCAGCGATCCGTTCTGATGAATTCCACGGTTATGTAAATCGTCTTGCCGTCCTCAAAAACGGCAAGACCGTTCGTATCCTAGGTGGCGAGGGTATGAAATTATTTGTCAGGGACCTTGACGGGAACCTTGAAGAATGCTACCATGATAATATTGAACACATTTGGACAGAATGAACTTTAAGTACAATGAAGACGCAATCCTTGAAGAGTTGCGCCAATACATTATGAATACCTACAAACAGCATTACTCTGCTGGTGATGATAAAATCCAAACTCTGGATTTGATTGAAGCATGTGGCGATGGAGAAGCTTTCTGTCGCAGCAATATCCTGAAGTATGCTTCTCGTTATGATAAGAAAGGATCTGCTAGGATGGACATTATCAAAGTTCTACACTACGCAGTTTTGCTTCTGAACTTCAATGATAAAAACGCCGTCCGTGAAGATTACAACCGATGAGTAAAGTAACCCTATCCAAAAAAACTTTTGATGTCCTCAAGAACTTCTCCAGTATCAATTCCTCCATCGTATTCCGAAAAGGAAGCACAGTACGCACGATTAGCAATGCGGAGAACATACTGGCAGCGTTCTCTAGTGAAGAAGTATTCCCTATGGACTTCGCAATTTATGATCTCAGCCAGTTTCTTTCTGGCATCACTTTGTTTGACAGTCCTGAACTTGACTTCTCCTCTAGCGATTTTGTCAGCATCCGTGGCGGTGGTAAGTCTGCTCGTTACTATTTTTCAGATCCAGAGATTACGCTGAAGTCGGCACCCGAAAAGAATGTAAAGTTTCCTGGTGCTGATCTTCAATTCAATCTTACTGGTGAAGATCTTGTGGCACTTCAGAAAGCATCTGCCGTTTATAGTCTGCCCGATCTGACTTTCCAATCCGAGGAAGGTTCTAATCAAATCAAACTCATCCTTCGTGATAAAGAGAATGATACCAGCAATACTTACGAGCAATCCATTTCTGGTGATTGTACTGGCAATTATTCATTGGATGTTAAGATTGAAAACATCCGTCTGTTCCCTGGCGACTATGTTGTTAAGGTATCCAAACATTTGATTTCCGAATGGACAAATCAAAATCTTGACCTTAAATATTACATCGCATTGGAGCCGTGACGATTGAAACACATTCTTTTTACCCTGAAGGGGTGTGCCGCTGATGATCTAGATGATGAAGGTTTTATCAGAGATGTTCTATATCAAGCAGCAATCTGGTGTAAATCTACTTTACTGAGTTTGAAATCACATAAGTTTGAACCGCAAGGTGTCACAGCTGTTGCTCTGCTTGCTGAAAGTCATATCAGCATTCACACTTGGCCAGAGAATGGCACAGCAGTTTGTGACATCTTTACTTGTGGAGATCACACTAGACCAGAGGATGGTGTAGAATACATGCGGGCAGAACTGAATGCCACCAATATTGTGTCACAAACTATTTTGAGAGAGTTAGAATGAGCAAAGAGTTTTTATGGGTTGAAAAGTACCGTCCTTCTATTGTGGAAGATTGTATCCTACCAGAAAACATCAAAGAAGTATTCCGAGGTTTTGTCGCACAAGAAGAGATCCCTAACCTTTTACTTACTGGCACTGCTGGTGTCGGAAAGACCACAATTGCCAAAGCACTATGTCATGAGATCGGGGCGTCCTACATTGTCATTAACGGTTCGGACGAAGGGCGGTTCCTGGACACGGTACGCAATCGGGTCCGTCAGTTCGCCACAACGATCTCTCTGACCTCTGGGGCGTCCCACAAGGTCGTTATCATTGATGAGGCAGACAACACCACTAACGATGTCCAGCTCTCGCTCAGGACCGCCGTGGAGGAGTTCCATGGCAACTGCCGCTTTATCTTCACCTGTAACTTCATCAATAAGATTATTGAACCTCTCCATTCTCGTTGTACGGTCGTTGATTTTCGTATCAAACCTGATCAGGCAGTTCAACTTCAAGGTGAGTTCTTTACTCGTCTCAAATCTATCCTTACTCATGAGTGTGTAGAATATGAAGATAAAGTCCTCGCCAAACTTGTCAAGCGATACTATCCCGACTGGCGCCGTCTCATCAATGAATGCCAGCGTTATGCTGCGACTGGCGCTATCGGTTCCGCTATTCTTGTTGATGTCGCTGATGTCAATTTGGACGCTCTACTCACTTCGCTGAAGAAGAAAGAATTTACTACAGTGAAGAACTGGGTGGTTCAACACCTTGATAATGACCCTAGCATGATGATGCGTAAGGTCTATGACAGTCTGTATGATGTTCTCAAACCAGCTTCTATTCCAGAAGCAGTATTGATCATTGCCAAATATATGCGAGACATCACAATTGTCCCTGACCAAGAAGTAAATATGCTAGCCTGTCTTACAGAACTAATGATGAGTTGTGAATTCCGATGAAAACATGGATGCTAGCAAATCGTAAAACCAAAGAGATTTACGAAAGAGATAGATTTTTAGAAGAAGCAGAACAACTTGGAATTAATTTCAAGATTGTTTATGCTGATGAAATTGACCTTATTGTTTCTCGTGATGACAGAAAATCAATCCGCTACCAAAATGAGATTGTTAGCCTCCCAGATGTTTTACTCGCTAGGACAGGCTCTGCTACTGGTAACTACAATCTGTCCGTCTTGCGTCAGTTTGAAAGAATGAATGTTCCCACTCTGCCAAACTCTGATAGCATCATCGCAGCAAAAGATAAGATGTATGCTAATCAAATTCTGGCACAGGCAGGACTTCCAATTCCTAAAACGATGCTTACTCGTTTTCCGAGTAATTGTGATTTAGTTGAAAAGCAAGTAGGTTTTCCTTGTGTAGTCAAAGTCATTACTGGATCACATGGAGCTGGAGTTTATCTCTGTGAGAATAAGAAACAATTTGCCGACTTGTCAGAATTAATTTCTGCGCTAGACTTCAAGAACTCTATGATCGTCCAAGAATATGTACAATATACAGAGGGACGTGATCTTCGTGTTATCGTTATTGGTGGCAGGGTTGTTGGTGCTATGCTTCGCCAGAGTACCGATGGATCATTCAAAGCAAACATATCCCGTGGAGGTAAAGGAGTAGCTTATGATGTTGATGAAAAAATGGAACTCCTTGCCATTCAAACGGCAAAAGTTCTTGATCTTGATATCGCTGGCGTTGATCTTCTTTTTCATGAAGATGGATACCGAATATGTGAAGCAAACTCCTCACCAGGATTTTATGGTTTTGAGAACGCTCTCGGTATAAACATCCCAGGAAAAATATTTGAATATGCGAAGATGAGGTGCGGTGAATGAACCCATTCAAAATTAATAAGTGGGACCTATATGATGCCCCAGTAAAGACAACTCCTGATAATGTGAGAGAGGCAAACGAAGGTCTCTTTCGTGCTAAAATGACTTTACCTGCTGCTGCCAAACACTGTGGTATGACGCAGAAGGAAATGAAACTAACGTTCTTTGAGTATCTTAAATATCATGCCCCAGACTATCAAATCACTGAAAACTCCATTACGTTACCCTGGCGGGAAGAGTAGAGCACTCAGCAATCTCTTTCAGTACATGCCAGATCTGAAAGGTTATAAAGAGTTTCGTGAGCCATTTCTTGGCGGCGGTTCTGTGGCACTTGAAGTTACCAAGCGGTATCCTTTAATTGATATCTGGGTGAATGATCTTTACAATCCATTATATACTTTCTGGTGCTTTCTTCGTGATGAACCACAAGAACTTTATCGTTGTATCAAAGATTATAAGGAAGAATACAATACACCAGAACTTGCTCGCCAACTCTTCAATGAAATGAAGATCCAACTCAATCACCCAGAAGCAGAAGATTTCTATCGTGCGGTTGCTTTTTATATTATCAATAAGTGTAGCTTTTCTGGACTGACTGAAAGTTCTTCTTTTTCTGGACAAGCAAGTGTTAGCAACTTCTCTATGAATAACATTGAGAAAATTCCAGAGTATGGTAATCTAATTAAAGATTGGAAGATTACTAACTATTCATACGAAAGTTTGTTGTCAAACTACAAAAATGTATTTGTGTATCTTGATCCTCCTTATGACATTAAGGACAACCTCTATGGGCGTAAGGGATCAATGCACAAAGGATTTGATCACGATAAGTTTGCTGCTGATTGTGATAGTTTTATTTGTCCTCAACTGGTTTCATACAACAATTCCAACCTCGTGAAGGAACGGTTCCATGGGTGGACAGTTGGAGAATTTGCACATACCTACACCATGCGGTCGGTTGGATCGTATACAATAGATCAAGCAGAACGAAAGGAACTCGTCCTTTACAACTATGAAAATTAAAGTCCAACTCTACGTTGCTGGTCGTCTCTTTGACGAGATCGTTGAGGCAGCAAACTATCAAGATGCTAGGGAGACAGCACTTGCTCGCAACCCCAAAGCTAAAGTTGTAAACGTTACTGCTGTGTTCAAATAATGTGGAGACTATGGTGTAAAGCACTCGGGGAGAAAGCATCCAATGATAAACGAGAAGCAGACAACATTGCTCATATACGCACTGCTATATTCATTACTTATTTCGTTACTAATCTATTCATTATCGCGGGGGTCGTAAGGCACTGGAATGACATACCAACTCAAAGATTACCTATACAGCATCAATCAATCCAAGAAAAACATTCTTGATGATGACGTTGACGCTGAAAGAGCATATCCCCCGTACATTATTAATCGGTGCCTCAGTTCATTTACTGATACCATCTTGTTTGTCAATGAGATGAACAAGAGTTCTCACCTTCCTAAGAAACTTCAATATGATTTTCTTCTAAATAGTATCAAACCGAGGAAGAGATTTTCTCCTTGGGCTAAAAAAGATTCTATTGATTATCTTGAAGTAGTCAAAGAGTATTATGGTTATAATGACGATAAGGCACTCCAGGCACTTAGGATTCTCACCAAGGATCAGTTAGATCATATTACAAAGGTACTGAATA